GCTGTCTTTAACATTCTTTGGTTGCCTATCAATCTCATATGCAAGCTGCGCCGACAAAAACTTCGACACCCACCAATTTGCGTCCTTGGCCGTTACGGAAGCAGCAGCCTTTTCCACCTTAGCGGTCGGAGCAGGGGTATCGTCGTCTTCTTCAACAACGCGATTGGCTCTACGAGGAGCAGGAGTCGATGGAATCTCAACACCTTCAAGAACAGGAACACCAGAGCCAACTGTTGGGCCAAGGACTTCGAAAAGCTTCTTGGACAGTTCTTCAGGAGTCTTAAAGTTCTTTGGATCGGTGAAAGCGGTCAGCGAGTGAGCCTTCAACCAAATACGCTCGATCTCGTCGTCATCGTCGGAGATTGCGCTTGGATCCTTGAAGTAGCTCTTTTCGTAGTTAGGAACGAGGTCCTTACCAATCTTCTTACCAACGATCTTGATAACAAAGTCAGCACCATCCCAAGCGTCAAACGGATTCATCGGTTCACGATCATCAACGTCGTCAGCGGCAGGGAACATCTTTGCGTTCAGCATCTCAAAGATCATTGGGCCGTACTTGTACAGGAATACCTTGCCTTCGTTTTCAGGGTTAGCAGGATCCTTGATAACAAGAACATTGGAGTAGTAAGCAGTCTTACGCTTCATACCACGAGCGACATCCTTATCGGATTCGACGCCAGAGTTCCACAGGCGGCTGTTCATGTTGCCAACTGCGTCATGCTTACCAATTGTGGAGAGACTGTTCTCGATGTACCACTTTCCGGTTGGACCCTTGAAAGCATGCGAGAATACCTTTGCCCATGGCAGATCTTCGCCATCAGGTGCAGGAAGGAAACGAATAACGGCACCACCAGTACCACGTTCCTTATCGAAGAACGGTGCCCAGAAGCGGTCATCATTGCGGGAGGAATTGCCAGAGGATTCACTGGTCTTTGCGGCGCCTTGCAGTTTAGCGAGGACGGAATCACGGTTCTTTTTAAGTGCGGCTAAGGACATATTGGTTCTCCTGTATGTCGGTTTTTCGGTTTTTAAGTGTTTCGGTAACGAATCTACTGAGGTTTTCTTGTTCCTCAGCAGTATTTATTATAACAAATCTGGTATACTTCTGTAACCGAAGTTTTACTAGGTCCCACATAAATCTATTAGGACAGTCACGGTCTAATAACTTGTAGATCGGAACTAGTCTGCTTAGCATTGCTATGAGCTCAGGTTCAACTTCTCCAGATATGATCAAGCTTGGGAACTCACAAACTAATTCTTTGAACGTATACTTTTGCATAAGATCAGAGAAGTCGTTCATAAAGTATTGGCTTGACTTGTTATACTTTCTCAATGTCGTCGCTAACTCTTTGTCTAGACCGTTAATCCAAATGGACGGGTCTCTAACCAAGTTTGCTGCGACTACACTGGTAAAGACGTCTTCAGTTTGCAACGCCTTGGCGACAGAATGATACATGTAGTTATTCTGCTTCTCAAAGTTTGCAATGCTAAATCTTTTTGTTGCTGTGCCGTACTTCCCAACATCATACTTCTCTTGAGTAAAGTGTAGCTTCAGCGAATTGTAAATCTGATATGCTCTAAACGGAGTCAGAACGGTAGGCACGGCGTATCATCCTTTACTAAGCGTAAGGAAATTGCTTCATCTTTAATATGTTGAACGATGGAAGGAGATAGCAGATGAATAATGTCAGCCGGCTCAACATCGTTCTCTTCTGACCATGCAGATATAGTTTCTAGGTAAGAATCAAATTCCTGTCGTCTGGTCTCGATCATCATATGGAATTCTGTCATATTAGTTTCGTGACAGAACAGCTTAGATAACTTCTTTCTCAATCAATTTCTCCATTAGCGTACATAGTCATTGACTCGTACAGATATTCAACATGATTCATAATATCACTTTCATAAACTAGAGGTTCGGTATTTCCTTCAACAGAAATAGCAACCTTGATTCCGTCAACTTTGACGCCGTACATTTCCCGAAAAGCAATCGCATAAAAAGCAGTTTGCGCAAAATATGTAGGAATGTCTTCGCGTTCTTTGTGACGACGAGATGTCTTGAAGTCAATAGCATACACCTTGCCATCAATGACTCCGATCAAGTCAACGGTACCGCCAACTCCGAGGGTCTTCGATACTAGAGGAGCTTCAAGCAAATAAACTTCATCAACAGTTTCGAGGAACGGCTTGAAGTATTTGAACCTCAACAGAACTTCAGGGCTAACTTTACGAGCAATACGATCAGGAAGTTCCTTGTCATTGATGAAGTACTCTTCACAGAGACTATGTAAAGAAGTACCGATACGAGTTGCCTTTGAAGAGATCTGATTAGCAACAGTATCACCAACACGCTTGCGCCATTGGTAGATTGCCTTCTTGCCGCGACCACCTAAAACGGTAGTGATAGACGGAGCATGGACTGACTCTCCATCAATTTCGTAAAACCTCTTACCGTTTACATTTGTACGCTTTGCGCCATACTTTGGTTTCGGTAGAGTTTCGTTAACGAACATCAGATCTTTTCCATTGTGGTGATAGACGACTTGTATCGCTTTGCGATCGTGTTGTTGAGATCTTTCCAATCACCTGGAAGCTTGTTAACCCAATTACCTGTTCGAACATCGGTCTCGGTGACAGAACGATCAACCTTAGGACCAGCAAAGCTTTCAGGAATACATAATGTTTCGCAACTAGGACAGTTGGTTCCTTGCGGCACCCAGTTGCCGTCGTTGTTTTCGTCACGAGCCCACATCAGAGCTTTGAACTCGTGGTTGCAAGATTCGCATTGGAATTGATAAGACTTACAATGTTGTTTTGCCATGATACCACTCAGGTGTAGGATTGCCATACTTGCCAAATGTAGCGAAGCGAGACTTGGATTCGTTATAGTAGTTGCGATAATTGTCGATTACTTGCTGCATAGATTTTGCAGCAGGATGAACAAGAAACTCTTCAGCGATGGCACAAGGCGGAGTTGTAAAACCAGTTCGCCAACAGATGTTATTTGGGCGAGAACGAAGTACCTTGCTAAGCTTAAGCCACGTTGCGTGGAACTTACCGTCTCGCTCAGTATACATGCAGCTCAACTCTCTGAAGATTCCATACAGAAAGTCATAATTCTCTGCCGACTCACGACACCAAATCGAAGACGGATGGTTGACGTGAGTCGGCTTATACAGTGTAGGATCGGCTTTGACATACTTGACAGATGTCTTACCTGACTTCAGGACCTTGTACACAGGGGCGCCATCAAGAACATGATGAGCAGTAGACAACATTTGAGCCGTCTCGATGATCATCTTCGGAACATGTTGGTCGCAATGCTGACGAGCAGCCAACGCTGGAGTATGGTCAAGAAAAAAGATATTCATAACGATTGCCTCAATGATACAACTATTATAAACTCAAAGGGACCATCTGTCAATAGGAAAGAAGAACTTCTTTATTCTGTACCACCAGAGTTGGCTGCCAAAGATTTTGGGTCAGGCAGCCATCCGCTGAAAGCCTCCTTAAACAGATCATACTTGATCGTAGGATAAGTCTTAAGGTTAACCTTCTTGTGAACCATTGCAAGTAGCAGAACTGATTCTTGATCGGACAGCGACTCAAGAGTTTGGATGAAGATTGACTCTCGCTTGATTTGGTTCTTGATGAAGTTCTCGAAGTAACGCTTCTCACCGTTAACATCGGCAACAGCCCAGTAACCCATACGCTTGATAGCGGTGAACAGAGTTGCAGGAGAAGTACCTAGATCCTTGTAAACTCCGGTCTTGTACGGAGGAACAGTGTCAGGTAGATCGCAGCTGTAGTTTGGATGGAAAGTATAAAGAGTGAAAGCCTTGATCAGTTCAAGATATTCCTTTCCGCGGTTGGCGTACGCACGCAGCATGAACACCTTCTGCGCTCTATCCTTTTCCTTAGAGACTTCTTTAAGTAGTTCAGGAAGATAGATGCGATGCTTAGTTGCGGTAAGCTTATGCACAAATTCAGTTGTCATATTGTCCTCAGAAATTTTGGATGTTGTCCATCAAGTTCTTCATTCGGTGCTTGATGAAGTAAGTCATCATGTTGTTGTTAGTTGGAGCCGAGTGATATCGGTCTAGAATCTTATTTACAAGATCCTCTGGGATTTGGTCCAACAGATTCATCAACTTGTTATTACGTGCAACATTACGAGAGATGCGTTCAGGCTTAACGCCGGCTTGAAGTTGTTCAAGAATCGGAGTGCAACGCTTTTCTGTAGCAGGAGTCTGACGCTTATCGGTTACGAAGACATCATCATCGGAGAATGCATTTGGAACTCCGTCACCAGCATCGCCTTTAAGCAACTTAGTGTGGAGATCTCCGATCGGATCTTTAGTGCGAACGAATTCTTTTGTCAAATATGACCATTGAGTAACGTTGCCGTAAACCTGAAGTTGCTTATAGTCGTGGTCAGAGCTGATGATCAAAGTATTTTGCGGGACTTCGTCAATGCCTTCTTGGATCATTTCGTTTTCAGCAAAGTACTTGGCCATAACTGCGATGACATCATCGCCTTCGGCACCGACGATCTGAATTACCTTGTAAGGAAAGAACTCGTCAAGATCAGAGATAGTCTGATTCATAACTCGATAGACCATTTCCCAATCAATAGGAGACTCAGCCTTTGCCTTATTCTCACGACGCTTTGCTTTGTAGTAAGGAAATACGTCACGACGCCAGTTGTTCGGTCCGTCACAGCAGATCATAAGTTCACCGTACTTGCCAGTAAACTTTTTCTTGTACGACTGCAACATGTTAAGAATCATATGACGGGCAGCATCTTCCGTCAGAGCCGAACCAAAATGATTCGACCCCGCGGAGATAGCAGCGATTGCAGTTTGACTAAAATCGAGTAAGATCAACTTAGTTCTGTTCCTTCAGTTGAGGATCAAAGTTCTTCATGATGGATTCGTACATTTCAGCGAATTCATCTTGTTCACGTTGCAGCTTGGCAAGAGCCTGAGTATGATAGACCTTAACCATGCGGTTGAAGTCCTTGCTAGGCATCTTGAATTGGTCTTTCATATTTGCCGCGATATCACGACGCAGTTGAGTCTCAGCCTCTTGGCGCAGCAGCGAATCAGAAGCTTCCTTAACAGCATCAGCAATGATACGTTGGTCTTGGGTGTTAGAAGGAATCACAAAAGTAGTCACGTTCGGTTCTCCGGTT